ACAACTGCTCCTTGTGTAAAGAAGAATGTTGAATACTCAGTTGAAGCTCCAGAACCTGTTGTTGGAATATCGTCAGAAACGATAATTCTTAAACCACCAAATGTCTCAACAACATTAGGGCCATCAAAAGCTCTAGTTGTACTACCACCTGTAGCATCTCCGTCTGGTGCGCCTGTGTTGTCGTAGATACGATCAATCATGTTGCGCTCTAGCAAATCACCATAAACATTAGAGTGCATTGCTATTGCTGTAAGCTTGCCACCCTGATCTCCAAGCTTTGATTTAGCTCTTGCGATATGACGAGGGCTTAATACTGTAGGAGTATCACCAGACTCACTGTCGATTGTTAGATCAAATAAAGCTGAACTACTTGAGTTTGCGTTGATAGATCCAAATGCACCAGTTAAGCAAGAATATAAATCCTTTTGCTTTTGGTTGTTTACATAAGCAGCCATCTTCTGAGCAATAGCAGCCATAGGATCTATGCCACCACCTACTGCAAGTGAAGCTAAATCTCTAGAACTGAAAGCTCTACCTCTATGAAGTACAACTCCAATTTGGTTGTCAGCAGTGATCTTGCTAGGTGTTAATGATGTTGAATCTGTTAAGACTTCAAAATCTCCAGATAAATTTGCTTTGTAGAACACTTTGTTATCAAGAAAGCTCTTTATCTTTCTTTTCTACATCTTTGCCATTGATGTAGGTCGGACTATATCTTCAACCCAGAGGGTTGCAAGGCACTCGTGGAAGCATTACTCAGTTTCCTGTCGGCTTCTAGTCTCTGAACCTTCCAGCTTGTGTGCTGGCTTGGCTGCTGATTATCCTTTTATGGTGGACTTCCAGCAATTCACCTTGTTTCATTATGTTGTTGCCAACATAAGCCCCAACTACTTTTTAGGGAGTTTTACGAAATCTCCGCCTCTTTCTGCGG